ACCAGATTCTGTATCACCGTTACCCATACGATTAGCATAGATTACATTGGCAATTTTTTCTGGTTGTCTATGGTATTCCTCAGCATCTCGGCCAGCGTTCTTAAAGTATTTCGGAAATATTTTGTTAAGAGCGTCGGCCGAGTAATTGAGGTTTTCTTTTAGTACAGTAAAATTCCTTGATTCATGACCACACTGAGCAATGAATGCTGCAACTCTTGGAGCTGTTGTAATCTCGAATTTAGGAAAGTACTCACACATAGCTTCATACCATTCAGATACCTTCTCATTCTTTGGTAAAAGCTCCTCTAGTTTTTCTTCAGTGAAATCAAAATCAAATTCCATATTTTACTCCCTTACTTCTCTTTTTTCCATAATGTCCATGCACCCCAGCCGATAGCTGCCCATGCTGCTAAATGCATAAGTGGGTGTGCTACTAAAGCTAAAACACCAACAGCGATCAATGCTGCACCGTCCCATGATGTTCTTTCAGCCCAACGTGCTTTTACCCACTCTGTTGCTGTATGTAATAAAACGTCCATAAGTTTTCTCCTTATTTGTCTTCAACAATATCTTCATATCGCAGTTTAGCAGTAATATAATCTTTTACTAAACTTGATCTTACAATATCGTCTACTGTAAATTCGATACGCTCAAATGATTCCATATGCTGAGCAATATCGAAGAATTTAAGCAATCCAGATTTATCACCTGCTTTCCTCAAATCTGTTTGCCTATAGTCACCGCACCATATTATCTTCGACCTGTAACCAACCCGAGTCATAACGGTGTCTATCTCTTCAAAGTTCATATTCTGCATTTCATCTACAATAATGATAGCATCATCAAATGACATACCACGAATAAATGATGTAGATATAAACTTAACGTATCCTTGTTCTTCTAATCTCTGCCATGCATCTGATCGACCAAATAAAGTTTCACAGATCTGTTTATATGGTTGTTGATATATTTCCATCTTATCTGTAACGTCACCTGGTAAGTGACCCATATCTCTAGATTGTACAGCAGATCTTACTACAATAATTTTTTTAAAATAATTACTTTTATTTAATACTTCTTCTATCGCTTTATAAAAAGCACAGAATGTTTTACCTGTTCCCGCAACCCCATGTAATGCTATGAAGTAACTTCCAATTTTATATGCATCAAAAAATTTCTTTTGATTATCCGTTAGTGGATCTATTTTCACTAACTGGTCTGGTTTAATTGTTAACGAATTGCTCTTCTTAGGTTGCGTCCCACTATCCGTCTGGGTCGCGGCCTTGCGTCTAGCCATATAATTCCTTACGTGTTGAATGTTTTATTGAGTTCTGAGCCCGGTGAGCGTGAATGTATCTTTTGCATGACTTCTTTAAATCCTTGATCGGTCTTTCTAACGCCAAGTACTACAGGGTCAATTAATGGTGGTAAACCAGATATAAGTGGTTCAATATGAGGATTCTCTTTTAAATACTCTTCTTTAGATGAAATACTCATAAACTTCTCGAATACTTCACCTGTCTTTGTATCTTTAAAATCATATAAAGGCATATTATTCCTTTGATAATATATTATAGTTATTTATAAACGAAGGAGCCTGCCTTTTCTTCCAATTAAACATTCTTTGCTTCTCACCATTATAGTAATTATGGTAAGATTGTATTGAATTACCAGATATTTTATACTCATCTGGCATGGCTGGAGTAGGTTCTGTAAATGGTACATCAGCAATATTAGTTGGAGGAGTCTTAAGAGCTTCGGCTAGTACTGTACACTTATGTTCTTTTTCATAACGATAAGTATATTCCTTAAGTAATTCCATTAATAGTGAATGTAACCATAAGTAATTTGCTTTAGATTGTCTAGTCCATACTGTTGAAGGATGGTTAACATGAGTAGCATGATATAATATTGTTTCACGTGAATCAGGTAGAACCCAGCGTTTAGCTTTTCTACCAGTTCTTGTATGTCCGACTATTTCATGCCCATCTAGATATCTATGAGCAGTAGATAAAAGTTGACATGTTTCAACAATCATCTTAACACAATGTTTGTCTACATGATACTGCGCACATATTTGTGGGTTTTCATGTAAGTAAAAAATATTCATAGTAAAATTATATCAAAAAAGTTATTTAAAGTACAATTAAAATTCAAATGATAATCCCATTCCAATTGCATTATAATCACTATCACCTCTTTTAATACGATATCTCAAATCAATTGTTGTATCAGGAGTTATTTTATAACCAAGTTTAGCAGCATAAGTTGTATCATTTTGCTGATGTTCTGTATTAAAACTATCTCTAAAACGTACACTTGTACCAATAGACCACTTATCATTGAGTTTATATTTTAAACCTGGTGTTATTGCCCAATATGAAAAGTTATCATTCTTAACATACTTATCACCTACACCAAGATATAAACTTGAAGACCAACGATCAGAAAGCTTTTGTTTAAATTTAACACCAGCTTCTAAACGAGTATCATTACCATTACTACCAGATTCATTTTTATCTTTAACTCGTGTTGATACAGATAAATCCATCCATGGTGCAATGTGTTTACCAAACTTCATACCATAAGTATTAGCATCTGTACCACCTAATGCATCCTGAGATTCGAATCGAATACCATAAAAGTATCCTTTGCGTTCAGTTTTTTCAGCATAAGCAAGAGTTGTTGTAGAAATAAGTGCTGCTATTAATATTGTTTTTTTCATATTCAATACCTTTATTATTAATTGAATAAGTATATATCATCAAAAAAGGCATTTTATGTTACAGATTTATTACAATTATGCACTTTCTTTTTTAGACAGTGGAGGTATTAAACCTGCGCCTTCAACAACTTTACGTGTTACTTTCTTATAAAGTTTAGTTAACTTTTGATCTTTAACTGCTAATAATAACTTAGCTTCATCAGGATGTACATTCTCTAGTAGATCAATAAACAACTGTTCTCTTTTAATTGGTTTAAGATCTTCTCGTTTAAATACATATAGTTTTTTCATTTCCATACGTAAGTTTGCCGGTGACATACCCATTGGAGCAGCATCAGGTTTAAATGGAGGTTCTCCTGTAGGTAAATCAAATTTATTTTCAGGAATAAAGGCATATTCAAATAACATCTTTAATGCCATATCATTCTTATGTTGTTCAATGACTTTAGGATCAGAATTAATTTCTTCTAATACTTCAGTTATATACTTCATCTAGAACTCCTCTATGTCGTCAAGTAATAATCGACATTTATTTTTAATTAAATAGTCCATGATTTTCATCTTATCACCTTGAGGTTTACAATTTGTATACTCAGTTATGATATTATTTTGGACTTCTTTAGGTATATATTTAAAATTAACTAACATACTATTACGCTGATAATTTCTTTTTTCCTCATCATTACGACAAGCATCTATACCTTGCTCAAAGAACTCAGCCAATCTTTTCTTCATCACTGGCTTTTGTCTTTCTTGATTAATGAATACATCATCTTTACTGAGGATGTTTGGTACACCATCACCACTATCGCCTTTAACAATATGTGTAATGATATATTCATCAATATCTTTTTGACTGGCCTCTACATATTTCTTTTGCATTGGAGACCATTGTCTTACATTTTTATTCTTTTGTAGTTGTATAAAGTCTTTGTCTGAAGATACAATTAATACTTTTTGTGGTTCTTCAAATAAACCTTCAGTCAATAATTCATTCTCTTGTGTATATTTAACTAATGTGGCAATCACATCATCAGCTTCTGCTTTATCAACATGTACTACTTTATATGGAAAATGTTCTTTAAGATCTTCTCTTATCTGTGATAAGGTATCAAATATTAATTTCCAATCTAGGTCAGACTTTTCTCGATTTACTTTACGCATTGCTTTATAGTTAGGAAAAGCATCCCTACGCCAGTATGATTTACCGTCACACGCAATTACTACATCACCATATTCGGGAGCGTATTTCTTTTTATATGATTTAATGGTAGAGATTGTCGCATGACGGATCAAATCAACCGTTTGTTCTTCAGTATTATACTTTATTTCTTTTTGAAATGGTAATATATTTGATAAAGCAATTTGACTGTAATCAAGTATAATCATTAGAATGCTCCTAGTATGATACAGTCTTGATTAACTCGTCCATTTGCTGGTGCACCTTTAGTTTTCAAATCATTAAACTGTTTATTCATTTCACGTTTACCAACTTTTAAATCTTTAAAGAAGACTTCAGGTTTACGTATCGTCTTAGATTCAGATGCTTTAATTGCATAGTTAATAATGGTTGTACCTTTCACTGTAAGACCTGATGTATCTTGTGCTTCGTATTTAAATAGTTTTCTATTCTTTGTATTATAAACATAAGCAACATCAGCACCGACTAGAGTAGCAGGATCAACAGATCTCATATTGAGTTCATCAAATTTAACCATATATTTAAGTCTTTTGACTACAACACCTGGTGCTTTAGGTTTACTTACACGAGGTTTCTTAACTACAACTGCATGTTGTCTACATTCATCTACAATTGTTTGTAGGAACTTAATAAACTTTTTAAGTTCTGCTTTAGTAAAGAATGAATAACCTTCAGCAAGCTGTTCACACTTACCTTCAAGTGCTTCCTGTGCTTCATTTAATGGATATTCATAGTAGTCTGCAATCTTCTTAGCAACAGCACCGCTTGTACCATTTTTAAGTAAGAATGCTTTAGTGGAGAAGGAAGAAGCTTTGGTATTGATATACTCGTCGATAGCGTAATCAATATCCTCACTTTGAGTCCGAGCCGCATCGATGATTCTTTGTTCAATCGATATAACGGGAGCTTTAGGCTTAGACTCTTTTACATCATCTTTAGCCTCTTCCTTCGTAACTTTTAAATACTTTTTGTATGTTTTATTAATTGTTTGTTGTAATACATTCATATGATCTTCAGATAGATAACCACCAGCATCTAGTATCATAACTAATTTACCTGCGCTAACAAGTTCCCAGTTAGCTGCTTTTGATAATACACTAGCTTTTGTTTTATCTGTCTTTCTGACATAGTTGATTACTGCTTTAGCTAATGTTTTATCATCGACTTGGTTATATTGACCAAGTGCAGCCATCAACGTTGATTGATAGTTTTCTTCAGTAACTACAGTATATGCCGTGCTTTTAAGCCGACCAGCTATAGCTTTTATTTTAGATTTGGATAACGCCATTAATTGCTCCCATAATTAACATAATATAGATATTATACACTATTTTATAATTAATGTACAATTATATTTTAACAACTTTAATTTTTGCATCTTCATAAGCCTTATCAGGATCTGGTCTTTTAATTCTATATCCTAACCAATTAAGATTATTATCTTCTTCTCGTGTTAGCCATATAATTTCCATTGAATTTAAAATAGACAAAGTATTTTCTGGATCATTTATAATCTGAATTGAAAGATCATTTACAGTAGCTTTATGTTCATAGACAAACATTTTTCTACCTTTATCATATGTATTTTGATTTTCCCACGTCATCTTTTTAAGATCTATATTATGCTCTTCTGCAAGTAATAAAGCCTTTTCAGATGCATGTGTAAGCGTTTCAAAATTCATAGCAACTCTTAAAACTTTGTTTATCATTGTTTTAAGTTTAGATCTTTCTAATTTACTATTTGTGTTATTATATGAATAAGCTAATTCTTTTATAGCCTTTTCACAAAATTTAAAATCCATTATTCTGCTTTAGTAATATTTTGATACATAACCTCAAATTCTTCATGTTCAGCAACCTCTTCTTGGAAGTTCTGTTTATGATGAACTTTGATCATTTTATTAATGGTTTTCTTTGGAATTTTATAGTTGTCATGTAGATCATCAACTATATGTTTGATCATATCACGTTCTGCATCAATACGTAATAATGAATTAGATGCCTCTTGTAAGGCTTCTTTGATTTTCTTTTTATCTTCACTTAATAATTGCATAGTATTTCCTGTAATAAACATAATTAAAATGTTACTGATTTGATTGAATCGAACCTGAAAGATCTCCAGGCTACTTTTTCTGTGTCGAAGACGCGCAACGCTTCTTCGGAAAAGGTTTTAGCAGTGCTGGTATCTCCTTTTCCTTGAGGTATGTGTTCTCCGGGGATTCTGGAAGTTGAGAGTGTGCAGAGCATTCTTCTCTCAGATCCGTCCCTTTTGGTGAAAGTAATGCCGACTTCATTTTCGTTA